TATTCATAATACTATTTTTTATATATTGTAATTCTGATTTATCACAATCAATTCTAATTATTTTTATATCATGTTCTTTACACAGTCTATCTTTTTCATCATCAATAAATTTACTTTCTTCCTTAGTTCGACCAGTCATTTTATTGTCTTTTGTATGGAATCCACCATCCATTTCAATTCCATACTCTTTGCTATTTAATTCAAAATAAAAATCTAAAAAACCGTTCCTTAATTTCCTTTTAAATTTATACATCAACCAATTAAAGGTTTTTTCTGTCTCAAAATCTTTAATGTTACTTAAATTTTTTATTTGCTCAAAAAAAGTAAAACCAAATTTATTTGGATAACTAACTCCATCGCTACATTTAGAACACGAAAGTCCTTTTGAACAATAGTCACTTATTTTTTTATTCTTAATAATATTACCGCAACAATTACATTTCCAATCCACTCTTTTTTCGCTGTGTTGAGTATATTTATATCCATCTTTTGGATCAGCAAGTAATTTTGCTAATTTTGGATTTGTTGTCCACATATCATTAAATCCAATTAATATTTTTTGATTGGCACAATAAGGACAACCTCTATTCTCAATTAAACTATATGCTATCGGACTCCATTCACCTATACAATTTAAACATTTCACTTTTATATTGTCTATTGAACCAACATACTTACCAATAACTTCGATATTAGGATTTATATTTTTTAATTCTTTAACAAATTCTTCATGCGTTTTCTTTTTACTCATTATTTTATCATTCCTTTCAAATGAATATCTTTCTGTTCCTTCCTTCCTTCCTTTACTTAAAATTAAACAATAAAAGAAGACGAGCGAAAGGAACTCGTCTTATCATTAAGGTTAATTACTCCTTAACTATCTTTTATAAAATAATAAATTTTATAATAATTATTCATTAGTCTTATCTTTTAACTCTATAAGAGAAAACTTTGTCTTTGGAGGTAATATTAAAACACCACCGTTTTCCTCATTTATTTTTGCAAATTGATTTTCTATATATGTCTTTAAATTATCTTGTTGTTCTTTATTTAATGAACAAGATCCACTTCTTTCACCTTCAGGTAAATTAAAAATTATTAAATTTCCCTTATAATTATATTTAAAAACTTCTTCCATATTAAAATACCTCCATTACCTATTATTATAATAATATTAATCTGTACTTTGCTTTTTCTGTTTATTACTTCCTAAATTCCTCTGAATTTGACCTCCAGGTTTTAAATCTTCAGTTTTTTTCAACGGTGCTCCACCTTTATCATTTATATCTCCACCATTTGAATTGAATGATGTGGCATGTACAGGATATTTATTTTCAAAATCTTCATCTAATTCTTCATCCATTAAACTTAAGTAATCATCCACATCAACGCCCAAAGTAGATATCCAGAACTTTAATGAACCTCTTCCTTGAGTATATAATTTTTCTGCTTTCTCAAACATATCATCCTTATTTAACCAAGAAATAGGCAAATACTTAATATCTATATAATCTTTAGGTTTAATATTTAATAATTCATTAATAACTCTTGTATATTCTCTAGCTATTTCATTTACTAATTGAAATACTTGTGAAGATACCAAATCTAAGTTTACTGCTAAATTAGCATATGAACTTCCTCCACTTGATTCCGCATTTAATGCACTACTAGCAAAACCTAAACTTGTACTTATCTTCTTCATATTTTCATCACTTAAAGTATCGACAATTAAAGAAGAGTCTTTACTTAATCTATCAATTTTTGTACCTGGAGCAAGAGACAAAGTTGAAATTTTAGCAGTATTGCCGTTTGTATTTATTTTTACAGCATTTTTAAATGCTTCTATTATATTATCTTGTTGTGTTTTATTTAAACTACAAGAACCTGCTTTTTCTCCTTCTGGGAGAATAAGGAAATATATACTACTAGCTAATTCACTAATTAACTGATATTGACTATCATCATAATCTCCACTTAATTTCATATCTGTAAATGCAGAAAGTCCTAAAGGTCTACCATATGGTTCATCCTCTTTTGCTTTAGATTTTAATGCAATTGTTTTTCTATAATCAAGAATAAACCATCTTTTACTAACATCTTTTTTATAATCCATATATGCTTTTATAAAATCTTTAGGATAATTTTTAATTTCATTTATTAATCCACCATATTTAAATTGATCAAAATACATCATATCAAATGCTGCAATAGATATATTATTTTGAAATCCAATTATTTTACAATAATCTAAATCTAAAGGTTGTATCATAAAATTATCATCTAATGATAATCCTTCAATTCTATCAATTGAATCTACTATTACTGCACCAGTATCAATTTTTTTATTATTCGCTGTTGTATCTCTCAATATACCAATATATGTTCCATAGATATATAAATTTCTTAATATATCTCTTGTTGATCTATCATGATTTAAAAGTTTTAATAATAAATTAAATTTTTTCTTTTTTTCTTTAAATTTATCTGTTTTATTTCTCATAGTTGTTATATGAGATAATGTTGGTATAGCAATCATATAATCTACTATATTACTATAAATTCCTTGTTCATTATATGCTTGTTCAGATATAGTCCTTAAAATTTCATTATATATCATAGGATATTTTACATATTGTTTTAAATCACTCATTGATATATTGTCAGTATCTAATCTTCCTAATGAAAAAGAACTATAAGAAAGTGAATTTAATTCTATTTCATTAGAATTAGAGAGTGGGGGAGATGTATCAGTAAATTGAGTGTTTTGATTATTTGTTTCTATTTGTTGTTGCTGTTGAATTTGTTGCTGAATTTGTGATTGAGGATCTTCTTTTTGTTTTTTTGGCAATTAAATAAAATCCTCCTTTCTGTGTTTAATTTTTATTTATGATTTAAATTTAAGATTTAATTTATTTATTGTTTTAAATAAATATTGATTGACATTTATTCTTGACATTTATATTAATAATGTGTTATTATGAAAATGAAAATACGAAATCATAATCTGAATCATCTTCTTCTCGTTCTAAAAATAAAGAAATGTAAAATAATGGATACACTAACGCCGAATAACGATCCTTATCGAGTCTTTTTATAACTGGTTCAACAGTTATAGTTGTTTGTGTTTTTTTTAATTTTAAATTTGCAACTTCATCAATTAAAAATTGTACTTGAATACAAGCCATTTCAATATTATGCAAATAATCTTCTTTTAAATCTTTTGGCAAATTATCTTTAATATCATCAAATGTTTTAATTAATTTTAATGTATTAGATTCAACATAATTAATAAATGTTCTAATAATATCTCCATTGATTCCCTGTGATTTTAAAACATAGAGAATCTTTGGTGCATTAGAAGATTTAGACTTATCTTCTGTATTAATAGTTGCCCAAGCACCATATTCTTGATTTGTTTCAAAATCAGTAACATCCTCAAGTAATTTTTCTACCAATCCTTGTCCAATTGTATTCCCATCAATTACGACAGCTTTAACTCTTGATTTTATTAAATCTAAATTACCACCATATTTATAAAAAACTCTTTTAACTATAATTGATTGCTCTTCATAGTTTAATCCATTAGGTGGATTTATTATATTATGTAATTGTATCTGTCTAATAGAGCCACTTGTATTTCTTATAATTTTTAAAACAACTATTGACGTTTTATTATTACTTTCAGAGTTACTTCTAGCAACGTCTATTCCAATTACATATTCACATAAATCAAAATTACCTTTTTTATCTCTTGGACATTCTAATTCTGGTGGGCTTACAACTCTTGCTTTGATTAATTTACTAATATTTATTAACGCCCCATCCGACACCCCGATCCAATCACAAAGATAATTCTGACGAAAACGAATAACATTATTTTTTCTTGATTTATCAATCACTGATTTCTTTTGTCTACCAAAATGAACAGGAATAAACCAATCTGAACCAAATACAAATGAACCTTTTAAATCAATCATATCTCTAGACATCTTTAATATTTTTTCATATTCATCTGAATTTTTATATCCAGATGTTGAAAATCTATTAATTTGTCCATTTAATTCTTCTGGGTCTGTTTCTCCTGTCATAGTAGTTCGTGCAATATTAAAAATAGGTTCAATAGCATCATCATATGTTTCTTTATCAATTAATGCTGATTCTTCGAGCCCACCTCTTCTTCTGCGAAGACCTTTACTAGTTTGAGCATTAGCAAGACTATCCACAATACTTCCATTTACAAATTCAACTTTACCAGTATCTTTTGTAAAATTTGCAGACCTAATATTTTCAGCAAAAGAAGGATAAAATCTTAATATCTCATCATGTTTATCTTTCCATATTTTAACAGCAGATTCTTTTGTTGATGCTGTCACAGAAGTATTAATATTAGGGAAACAGCAAGCAGTATGATATTGATTCATAATGTGTAAAAGGGTTTTTGAAATTCCTCTTGGAGCACAAAAATAATCTTCTTGAAAACGAGATATTAATCTAAGCATTACTCTTTGATGAAGATCAAATGTTAATCCACCAGTTTCTGGTTTATACATATCCCAAAAAATATCAGGCATCCACCTAAGAAATGAACATAATTCTGTAAATTCTGTAATATGTTTAGTTATTATTGAAGAATTATATTCTGATGTTTTAATGGGAGATTCAAAAGCAGAATCATATATATCATATCTATCATTTACATGTTTTTTATTTTTTGATTCAAAATTAGAAAAACTAGCCATTATACATCACTTTCCTCGTAAATAGGTTCTTTATAAACCTTTCCTAAATCTCTAAAAACATTATTTCTTTTTAATTTTTCATTTTTTATTGCTTCTTCGTTATATCCTTGTTGCATAAAAAATTCATTAAGCATTTCATCATAAAAATTCCAAATTTCTCTATATGTTATTCTTGATTTATCTTCTAATCTACGAAGATAATTTACTATGCACCAAATAATTAAATCTGCATCATCATAAGGTTGTTCTTTAAGATATGGAAGAGTGGGTATAATACCAATTTCTGATTCAACTGCTTCAAATAATTGTGGAAGCAATTCAACACCACCACTAATATCAGATTTAGATAATTGTGAAACATTTAATTTTGCATCTTTTGCGGAAGTAGAAGCTAAACTAGCCCATTCTTTTGCTTCTTTTACATCTCCTTTAGCAGTTGCTAATTCTTCTTTTACTCTAAATCTAATGTATGTTATTAATCCCTCTGTATGTAATGATGTTTTTTCTCCATAATTATCTATAAGTTTTTTCCATTTTTTTTCAAAATAATAATATTCCTCATTAGAGTATCCATATCCCCATTTATCAATAATTTTATCTGTAATTGTAAAATCTAAAATAGAGTTATTGCTATAATTTTCTTCATCTTCATGTACTATTTCAAATATAGAATCTACCCAAGTTAATTTTTTATATTGGGGAAGTGAATTGATATTTTTAAAAAAATTCCCAATTGCATCTCCTTCACCATTTTTTTCTTTATCTGCTTGATTATAAGCAGATTGCAGAACGTCATGTATATATGGCTTATCAATTTCTTTTAAAACATTTTTAAATTTTTCAATATCTATATTACTATTGCTATCTACAGACATATTTTTTAGACAAATTTTACAATATGGCACTTTACCTGTACCTGCATGGAAAACGCTAGAGGAATTGTAAAATTCAGTTGGTTTCTTAGGCAATCCACAAGATGCACAAGTTATTGATTCAATTTGTGATTTCTTTTTTTGTTGTAGTTTTGGTTTTCTATTACTTACTGGAGGCAATTATTTCACTCCTTTTATATTAATAACCTATTACATATAAATTATCTATTAACTTTAATTCATTGTTATTTAAATAATAATTATAAGAATGATAATTTTCTAATTTACCATTATTATTTATATATTTCATAATCAAAGATTTACATTTTTCTAAATCTTCTAATATGTCTTTTTCCCATAAATACAATATTTCTATATTTTTATACTTTTTTATATATGTATGTTTTGCTTTATCTTTTCCTATTATTTTTGTTTTTCTGCTATTTTCTAAATTCATTACTGGACTACAATGAAAAAAATTTCCTTGAACTTCTATCATTAAATTATAATTAGTTAAATAATTATCAATCAAATAATATTTACAATCATATTCATCTTCAAAATTAATATTCAAATCATTAAGTAGATTATTTATAATCAATTGTGGTTTAGTTGGTTTTTTAGAAAAATTTAATTTCTTTAATCTTATTACTGCATTTTCTGCTGCTTTTAATCTCATTTCAGGAGTCCATATTTCATCTGCACGACCAAATATAGGGCTATTTTCACCACTTAAATTTATACTTCTCCATTTACCCATACATTCTCTAGAACAAAAATAATTTTCTTGATTTTGTGTGTTAATAGGAGTCAATTCTATATCTTTACCACATTGATCACATTTAATAATAGTTCTTTCTACCCATCTTGGGTTGTTTTCTTTATTTTGATCTGGTATCATTTTAAGATTATTAGTACCCGTCTTTACTCTTACTTGATATAAATAATCTTTATCTTTTGATAATCCTAAATTATATACTTTAGTCATTACTGAATTAAATCCTCTATTTAGAAAATATAAATTAACCAAATCTTCATTTTTCATATTTGAATAATTATCAATCAAAATTTGTTCTTCTTCTTTTGTCCACCAAGAATTTTTTACTAATTTCAATTTACTAGCTTTATCTATTATTAATCCTTTATTCTTACCTATTAAAACTACTAAATCATCAATATCTGTAAATGAGTAATTATTTATTAAAATATCTAATTGTTCTTTTGACCATGCGCGATACTTTAAATATTCTTCATTTTTATGTAATTTTAATACCTTTGTTGCATAATTTGATATTTGATAATAAGTTCTAGTTGGAAAATATGTAGTAACTAAATCTTCATTGCTCATAAATGGATAATGTTTAATTAATATATCACTATCTTCTTTTGTCCATTTTTGAGACTTTCTTGGAATACCAAATTTTTCACCTTTACACTCTTTACATATATTCCTAAATCCATCCAAACACAATTTATCTTTTTGATAATATTCTTCATTTAAAGGTAATGTTCTTCCACATTTCTTACAAATTTTATCTTTATCATTATGTTCTTTTCCACGATTATTTAATTGACATTCAACACAAATATTCATAATACCATCAAACGATCTCTTATTGGTATTAAATTTATCCAACGGCAAAACATTTTTACACTGTCTACATTTTTTATGACCTTCTGGAATATTATTATATTTCTTCGCAGGACTTTTACATTTTTTACAAACGTAGCATAAGTCATCTACTCTACTCTTATCATTATGAAAATATTCATTTGTTGCAGGAAATTCTTCACCGCATTTACTACATTTTTTTAATTTAATATCTTCATTCATTTCTAATCATCCTCCACGCAATTATTTTTTTACTTTCAAATTTCCCTACGCATTACCCTTAAAATAAAAAATAAAAAGAAGTTAGGTTGCGTAGAGAGGGGATCATGACTTCCCCAAATACCTAACTTCTTTAAAATGTATAATATAATAATTATATTTATAATCTAAAATATCATCACCAATTCTTACATTAGAACAACTAATAAAGCACAAGAAAACTATGCTAATAAATCAAAACAAATTAGCATAATTTAATCTACCTTATTATTTAATTGTCCTTTCGACTACTATATAACTTCTTTGTTGGGATTCTATACCCATAAAATTCTTAATCATCACACATCCAATTCCACTAACCAACACTATCCAATAACTCCACCTACAACAATACTAAAACTATCACTATAAAACATATTACCATCATCAAAAGTAACAATAATCTGTGTAATATAATTATATTCTCTAGGGAAATCACCACTTTCAATAATATACATAACCTTACCATTTGTTCTAGGTTCTAATATAGTGCATTCTTTTTTGCTAACAACCTTATATCCTTTATAAACAATCTCTACCTTAGTAGCACTTGTTAAATCAACTATACTTATTATTATTTTACCATCTTTAACTTGTCTATCTTTAACTGTAAATATTAACTTTGTTCCAATATCTCCAGTCTTCATTTACTATATTATCACCTCAAATTCCTTGCTCATTTCTATATTAGTAATGAATTCTAATTCTTTAATAATATTTATTTCAATTTCATTTAACATATTAATATATACATCAAAATATAATATATTATCTATATTGCCAGAAATAATAATCCTTTTTAAATCACTTAATACACTAATATATAATTGTATATTTCTTCTTAAATCACTATTAATACTAACTGACCTATTAACATGTCTTAACACATCAACGAATATTGTTTTACTATTTAATATACTTCTTACAGTATCTATTAATATAGTATTATTAACAATTAATTTCCTATTCGTATCACCATTGAATTGCACACTATTTAACAATATTCTCAATAAATCTACATTAACAATAGTTATATTTTGATTAGTTAGTATTCTTAACAAATCTACATTCACATTATCACTAACTAATATACTTCTTAATGTGTCACTATTTATAGATACACTATTTAATATAACTCTATTTGTATCATTATTAATTATATTACTATTCAATAATGTCCTAAATAAATCACTATTAATCACATCAGCATTAATTATTAACCTCTTACTATCAATATTAATAATATCATCAATAATTAATTTCCTAAATAAATCAACATTTACAATATTAGAATTAACAATAACTCTTAAAGTATCACTATTAACATTTTCTGTTGTATTTGTAATTCTTAATAAATCATTGTTAATAGAAATAGTATTATTTATATTCCTTGATGTATCTGTATTTAATATATCACTATTTAATAATACCCTTAAAATATCATTATCAATAGATACGCTATTATTAATAACTCTAATATTATCACTATTTAAAGATATATTATTTACAATATTTCTCATAGTATCAATATTTGTAGATATTGTATTATATAATATCCTGATATTGTCACTATTTATTGTATCAGTTATATTTACATATCTCATACTATCATTATTAATTATATCAGATAATAATATTTGACGATTTGTATCTACTGATATATTCACATTATATAAGATTATTGAAGGTCTATTAAATGGTTGTCTATTAAATTTTACTCTATTAAACATTTGTTAAACAATATATGCTATAGTATCATCATATTCTTGCTGAGTAATATAACCGACTGATAAAGCATTATCAATTTGTGCTAAACTGAATGTCACAGCAGCATATTGTTTAACTGGTTCTACATATTCTTGAACAATTAACGAAAAGGTGGTTGTCCCATAAAGATAAATTGCTCTTGCATAAGATGATGTTCTAAACGGATAAACTGTCATTGGATAAATTGTCATTAAAAATTCCTCCTTTTATTTTTATATTATTTATTAATTTAGTAATTCACTGATTATTATTTAAGATTCTTCTGGATGTGTACTATAATACCAATCCAAAAATCCAAGAAAGTCATTATTTATTTGTGATAATTGATTTTGAATATCATCTGTAGTTATCTGTATAGGTTGAGTAGGTATAATTAATTCATTTACTGGTCTTTCTACAATTTGTCCATCAATATATTTGTATTTTAATACTCCTGGATAAATATAAATATCTAAATTAAAATGTCTTTCGTTTGTTTCACAGATTAGAATATCATTTTCTTCTGGTTGTTCAAATGCTGTTGAGAATGATTTAATGATTAAATAATTTTCATCTAAACGTATGTAGTGTTTATAGTCCATATATTATTTTTACCTCCTATATTTCTGCATCAGCAATTAAATCAAAATCATAATATGTCCCAACCGTAAAAGGAGTACCTCCACTATCATATAAATATGAGAAACCCTTCCTATTACCAGAATAGTTAACTGTATTAAAAGAAACTTTTGCATTTGTGGCTGTTACACGTACTTGTTTATCTGTATTATCATTTTTAATTTGTAATGTTGGTGAAATTCTCATAGGTGTTGGAAATCTAAATGAACATATAATATTATTTGTAGCGGAAGATACACCACTTACAGAACCACTATTAGGAGAATTTATTCCATCATCCCATGAATGATAATAATATCTTTGGCAGGCTAATAATTCATCATTAAAACTCTTAGGAGTAAATGGCAATGCTACATCACCAGCACATACTTGTATTTGTGCAAGGTCAATGTCTCCTGCACCTACAAATGTTTCTGGAGTTGAAGCACCAACCTGAGAATTATAAAATGTACCCCATAGCATTCTAAAATTAACTTGAATGTTATCATTATTATCTGTTCCAAAAGTTTTCCCTACTAATGTGTTTGTAGTAAAAGTATAGGTATATTTTGTCCATGTAGGAGTTAAAGTAAAATTAGAACCATTTATTGTTTCACTTGCAGTAAGACTTCCTCCTGAACCATATATAGTATCAATACTTACACCTATACGTTTATTAGTAATAGAACTCCTTGCATAAAATGATAAAGTTACTTTTTTATTTAATCCACATAAATATTTTACGCCATTTTCTATTCGTTGTGATATTTGATAAATAGAATTAGTACCAAAATTACTACCAGTACCATCAACATTTATTCTATAGAAATAAAAAGAATTTAATATATCTCCTGGAGTTAATAATTGTCTGGAATGTACAATATTAGATGGTAAAATACCTCCATCAACTATATAAACTAATCTATATCTGTCTAAAGTATAAGATGTATGAACTGGATTGGTAAAACTTAATCCACGTTGATACACATCAATATTTCCATTAATAATAGCTTGTCTTTGCATTGCTATAGAATGATAATATGAAGATAAATGATCAGTTTGGACTGAAGTAAGAATATTAGCAACAATACTACTATAATCATAATTAGTAAAATTTCTACCAATACTAGCACCGCTACTCCATGCTTTTGCAGTTCCTTCAAACCCTCTAGTACAACCTGTTAAATCGTTACCTGATATTCCTGTATATGTAATTGTTTCTGCATCTTCACCTGTACCAATAGTTGCTTCATTTGGTGCAGATGGAAATTTAGAGGGATCTGTTACAGTTATTGTTGTTTGTGTTGAATCAATATCTCCATTTAAAACAGTTATAGGGGAATTAACTATGCCTGGGAACATGGTTTGCATATTATGTTATCAACTCCTTATACTGCACCGATTATACAACTAACTACTAAATCTGTACTTACATCGTTAGTGGGCGTTTCTGAACTAATTGATTTTGCTTTGGCATAAAATATAGTATTAGTTGCATTAACAACATTAGTAATTGTTAATGGGTCACCATATGCTCCAAATGTTACTCCATCTAAACTTAATGCCCATTTTGATGTAGAATCACCTGTTGGTGTAATGACAGTATTGTCAGTTGTCGCATATCCATTGGGTGCAGAAGGTGGATTTGCACCGTCACAACGTAATGCTAATTTTATATTGCTTGAAATCTCATTATTTGTTGCATTTAAAACACAGCTTATTGGCGAAGTAGAATCTCCTTCCGACACTTGAGTACCTTCTGTACCACCAGATGTAATAGAAGCACCTTGATATACATGAATATATGCCATTTATTTATACCTCCTTTAATATATCAATTAAAATATTATCAATATTGTCAAAATCATAATACCAAATTTCTAATAGATTTATATTATTATTTTTAGCATATTCTCTTTTTCGTTTATCATGTTCTAACTGTTTTAAAAAATCATCATAAGATTCATGAAATCCTTTAATGTATCTTTCATGTTGCTCACCTTGATATTCAATTAATAGGTTATATTTTGGTATAAAATAATCATATGATAATAGTCCATTGCCTAAACCTACCAAACCATCATATTTCATTTGATATATAAAATACATTTTTTGAAATTTATATTTATCTTCTAATTGATCAAATTCTTTTTGAGATATTTTAATCCAATTATTATTTATTAATACTTCATCTATTTTCTTTTCACCTTTAGATTTACAACATTCTGAACAACCATTGCCACTATTTCTACTTCTAATTTGAGCATACCATTCATGATTGCATTCTTTACATTTCCACCAAGCATATTTTGCACTACCGCAAGTCACATTCCAAGGTGTTAAATCACCATTTAATGTCGGATGCCATTCGGAAGCTAATTTAGGATTTTTAGTTGCTAGACAGTTAGAGATGCCTACTTGCTTACCTGCACAATAAGGACAACAATTACCATTTAAAATATCTTTCCACGGTGCTTCAAATTCTTCTTCACAACCATCTTTTAAACATTTCCATTTAAGATTTTTATTATTACCATTATATGTATCACTTAATAATTCAAATGATTTATTATTTAATTTGCACCAATTAATTATATTTTTTACTGTAAAAATATTATGCTTATCATATATTCTAGGCATAAATCCTCTTTTTATAGTAGACTGTAATTGAGAAATAGTTATTGAATAATAATAATTATTGCTATCTTTAAAAATTAATTTTTCATCACTGTCTTTATAATTTTCATTTAATAATTCTAAATCAATATTATTAATTTTTAAATATAGTTTGATATTTTGTATAGTGTATGGATTTGATTTATAAAATTTTGATTTCGTACAAAATTTATCTAAAGATAAAAAAGAATCATAAGTCATGTAATATAGAAAACCTTCTATATCTTCTAATATTAATTTTTCTTTGCAATTAATATATTTTTTACTAACTAATTTAATATTAAGTTTACTAAGATTGTATTTGACTTCATCATATTTATATATATTTAATCACACTCCAGTTCTAAATTTTCAAAACACCACAATACAAACATAAACTCCAGTATTTATTAAAATAAAATAAAAAAAGGATGTATCCTGGAGTAAAATACATCCTTTTAATTAGGAGTAGCTAATTCCTAATAATTTTAATTTTTTATTTCATTAATTTACAAAATAATTATTAGTTAATTAATTTTGTAAATACAAAAAGACACTAACTAAAAATTAGTGTCTTCATAACTTACAAAATATATTATTATTCTAATATTAAATATACATTAAAATTTATTATATTATTCTTCCGATGCTTCATCCATAATTTTTTGTATAAAGCAACAATGGTCATTCCATCCAATGCTTTTCCCAATAGAATATAAACAAAAAAGTGTATCTCTTAATTCATAACCACAAGTACATTGAATATTTTCAATTTTATTAGCAACCATTTCAATAAGTTTAATTTCTTCAATTTTTTCATCAGTTAATTCTCCATTTTCACAATTACAACAATCACAATTTTCACAAATCACATCATTATTTTCAGTTATTTCAAATTCATCTTCTTCATAATCTGGAATAAAATTATCAGCAAATTCGTCTAAAATTTCCCTAATTAATTGAAAATCTTCACCAGCATCTATAATCCTACATGTAAACATTTCTAACAATTCTCCGTAATCAAATTCATCTTCTTCACAATCTTCTTGACACTCACAATCACACTCTCCACAACATTCATCACATTTACAATTATTTATATAATCTTTACATTCTTCGCAATTATCATCACAGTTATTATAAATATAAGGATTATCTTCTACTTTTTCT